TCGTAAGAAGTACCAACTGCAAACTTTGCTGTAGAAATCAAACCAGCTGCTGGAACATGTGCTCCGCCCTGGTTATGTGCCTGCGCACGCTTGGCGGCAACGTAGCCGTCCGGCGGAATTGACCGGGTAACACCAGCAATCGATGTTGGGACAGTAACCCAAGGGAAGTACAGAGCAGCGTGCTCTGTATCCGAAAGCGACTTAAGCTCGTCACCCTTGGATATTGCGTCAGCGGCAACGTCACCAGAACCGCAGTGAAGAATTGCAATTCTGTTATTTGTGTTTGCATGGACGATAAGAGCCTGTGAAACTTCCTGGGTCGACTTTGTCGTACCGTCATAGTCGGTAACTGGGCCGCCAACCGAAAGTCGCGTGGCTGTCTCTGCATCTGGAATCGCAACAGCACCAGTGCCAAGAGAATCGTTGAATACGTCCAAGCCGGCAATAAGAACGTCGTCGTCGACGTTCGCTAGGTCGTCATCACCAGCTGTGAGGTTTGTTGCTGAAAGAACCACAGGAAGCGTTGCTGTGGCGGTGACAGCAGATGCAGTCACGTAGCGTGAAGCAACGTTGCTTAGATTGATTCGACCGGCAGCCTGCGCAACAGATGTTACGTTTCCAGTTGTGTAAACAACCTCGCCCTCGTAAGAAACAATAACGGCAAATGTTGATGCTGTTGGGTGGGTAACAGTTATCTCCACCTCTGAGCTCCATGCGCCAGGACCGTTTGCATCGATGGTCAACACTGTTTCATCATCGTCGTTAAGAAGAGCAAGCGTTCCGCTTGTGGCGTCAGGTCCTGCAACTCTAGAGATGTAAGCCTGCGTGCCACCCTCTTCAAAGAAGGTCTCCACTGTCGGGTGCAGATAGGAGTATGAAACGTAAGAGCCAAACATGTGCTCAAACTCTGCGAGGCTCTGAACTAGAACTGCTTCGCCTACTGCTCCGCGCTCTGCTAGTCCGACAACAAAAAGCTGCGAAGATTCGCGCACTGTCGCGGAAGATGGGCCTGTTCTGACTGCTGTGGAGATTACTACGCCTGGCATAAGACCTTCCTGTGGTTCGTGTTGAGTGACAATGCCGCCAACGATTTATATTGTACAGATGATTTGTTGTTTATTATTGCAACTGTTAGAAAAGAATGATTTACAAATAGAATACGCCATAATCACGATGAGGCGGGAATATCGGCGGCAGAATTTCCAGTTCCGTCAATTGTTAGGTCAATTTCCTCAACAACACCAATTGGCTTTCTAGACACAACCTCATCTATGTCCATGATGTATCCAATATAGGCACCGGCCATAATTCTGTCGCCCTTCAAAAGAGTTAAGTCAGAAAACTCTTCACGGATTGAGCCTTCGTCAATCATTGCCCTAAAAGAAGTTCTTTCGTCATAAGCCTTTAGGCATGGATAGTCAAGAAGGGCGGAACGCAGTACGGTTGTCAACCTATCCCTCATTATTGTGCATTCTTCTGAGCCCTCGGTTCTCACCCAAACATATGTTCTCATCGAATAAGAAACCCTGTAGAGGGGGTCTGGACCATCAAAGCCAATCCTGTTGAAGGCAGTTGACGATATAACAACAGTGATAACAAGCGGCCACGTATCTATTGCAAAAGGCTCGTAGGTCGTGTAACCCTCTGGTGTCGGGAGAGTTATGTCGTCGACATTCCATCCGTTTCTATAGTCAATGATTCTTACGGGAATATCTTGGGATAAGTAATCCGTGACGTACTGCTTTGCAAACTGAGCACCATGCATCAACGGGTATCCGGGAACTGTTGCCATTATGCCGTCAACCCTTCATTTCCTTCGACTATGTAGTTCGCCAACTTTTCTGCAAACTCATCCGCAAAAGATTGCGGTATAAATAGAATTTGTCTTTTTGGCATTTTATTCGTTCCGTACTGGTGGAATTTTGCGTAATTCAAACCAGTTCCAAAAGTAGCACTCAGCTTGTTAATTTCATTAACAGATGGGTCTGACAGTTCTGAAAGACTCCTAAATAATTCACCACTTCTTATGAGAGTCGGAGCACCTGGGAGACGCCTGGCTTTCCAAGCAGCGTATTCTGGGTCAAGCGGAGACCAGCCACCAACTGGCAAACCCTGGGATGTAAAGTTTTCTGCAAACGTTTTCTTTAAGACCTGGTGAGCCCATCTGAATACAGGTTTTACATCGGTGCATCTATCCTGAATATCCGCAATAAGGTTTTGGACTTTTTCAATCCTTACCTCTATATCTACTCTTACCGGAGGCCTTGACATAATTAGGCAACTCTACTTCGTCTGTACTTCCTTAGGGATGCAAGTTCTGTATCCAAGAATCCAGTAACAAGCGGACCAACATTTCTTGTTGTTATGTCCTTGATTCCAACAACATCATCATGCATGTTCTGCATTTCCCTCGACGCAGCCCTGAGGATTAAAAGTTTAAACATTGGGATGTTTGTTCCATCCAGGCCAGCTGTGTAGTTAACGGTAATAATGTCACCGTCAAGTGCGTAGAAATAATCAATACCAAATCTACGGACTACGTAATCATCGTCAACAACGAGCGTTCTTAGCTGGCCATTAACTGATTTAACGGTAACTGATTCAACCTCAACGACAGGAGAGTTACGCAGATAAATTGTGCTCGGTGGAGTAGCCCATGTTGTGTTGTTTACCATGTTGGACTGGACAAAAGAGTCTGTGTAGCTATGCGGTGGTGCGCTTAGGAATGTGCCCATGGGAACACCATGAAACATTGACTCAACGACATGCTTCTCTTCGAACTCTTCAACCTCTACCGGGCGACGAAGGTATGCCTCCATCTCCGACTGAAGACCGGCGAGAATCATCTCTGCGGCATCCTGCTGACGAAGGGTCAGTTTGATGTCCATGTAGTTGACGAGGTCGGCTTGTGTAACTAGCATGTCATACCCCCATGAGGTTATATCCGGTCGCTAAAACCGGATTACCTCTTCTTCTTAGGCGTAGCTTTCTTGACTGCCTTCTTAGGGGTTGCCACCTTCTTGACAGTCTTCTTAGGAGTTGCTACTTTCTTTGCTGCCTTTTTGGCGGCTACGGCTTTCTTTGCTGCCTTCTTTGGTGCAGCTGCCTTCTTTGCTGGAGCAGCCTTCTTGGCCTTCTTAGCAGCCTTCTTTACAGTAGCCGCTTTCTTGGCCGCCTTCTTCTTAGCAGCCGCGCCAGCCGTTTCCTGGCTACGAATCTGTCTCAAAATGCTCTGAGCAGTCTTAGCTTTCTTGGTGGCAGACGCATAAAGCTCTGGGTGTGCGGTTTCTGGACGAGCCTGATAGCCCTGCTTGCGCGGAATAGCTTCGCGTCCACGACCAGGCGTTGAGGCAAGGTTGACGTTTCCGCCACGGCGCTCCGTAAGTTTCTTGTATCTCTTTCCACCAAGGGCTTTTACGTCCTCGGCAGAGGCATAGCCCTGTCTAGCGAGAGATTCTTTTGCCAATTTTCTGGCATTACCCCTAGAGCCGTAAACATCTTTGATTCCCTTGCCAATAAGGTCTCTTTGCTTTATGAGTCTGGCTCTCGCTGCTGCAGACTGGGTTGATTTAAGCTTTTTATCAATCCTGTCAAGGTCGGTCAAAAGCGATGCAGCATCATCAGTGATGTCCGGGCCATATCGAAGTCTAGGCATAATCAACCAACTTTTCCGAGAAACATTTCCCAAAGTTTAGCATATGGCGGCATTTTGGGTGTATGGAAAAGTTAGTTTGGCGGCAAATTACCTATCTGCGTTTGGCGGAGATTCAATCACTGGTCCGCTGTCCAACGTCCCAGGAGGAGCTTCAACCGGAACCCATGCTCTGGAATATGTGTACTCTTTTATATTCCTTGACTTGAGAATGGTTCCATCAATCATGAGTGAATACTCGTTCTGCTTCATGCATAAGACTCTCTCAAGGTCTTCTTGTGTAAAGGCCCTTGACCTAATTAGTTTCTTGATAATTGACGACATTGGCTTAGCAACCACAGAACCCCTGCCCCTGTTGAGTCTGAGGTGCATAGCCATTGCCTGAACGGTATCTATATCATGTTTCACGACAGGAATTTTTCCGTTCGTAATTTCCATAATATGCTTTACATTTGTTGCCAGAAGGAATCTTTCTGAGCCGTCAATTATTTCGCCAGTTCTAGCAGAAACATGGATTGGCTGAATAAATCCAAAATCAGACAAAGAAGATGAAAGCACTAGAAGGTCTGGCCTGAGTATGTACGTTGCTCGCCATTCTGGAACAGACAGTGATTGTGGGTCTACTTCTTCAATCTCATACTTCATAGGTTGATTCTATTTCCTCTTCGTTGTTTCTGACTGTGTACGCCTTTGTTCTTGGGCCAACAGGAGATGGTGAGCCACCATCTATCTCGTTTAAGACAAGTGTTCTAATCAAAAGGCTTATTGGATAGCCGCGTTCATCCTGGAGATGCTTTTTTCTGAATTTTGAGACATAGGCCCTAGCTTCCATCTGACGGCGCTCGCCAACTAGGTAGTCATCAATGAACATTGATGCTCCATCAAATCCAAGATTTGAATACCTGGCGATTAGCTTCTCAACATCAAAATCTGGCCACCACCTACGCTGTGCGTCGATGTGTGGGAAACACCCTACGAGTCTGTCATAGAACTTAGGCTCTGTTGCTACAACGTCACCTATTCTACGAATTGCAATGCTGTGAAGAGGTATACCGATTCTGGTATTGCTTTCTGTCTGAGCGGCAAGGTCGTAGTACTCGCAATACTCGGCGCCATGTTCCTCTATCAGAAACTTGAAAACGTCATTTGTGTTCCAGTCGTAAATGACTTTTGCAAACTTCATCGGAATTCCGGCTTTTAGCTTGTATGGAGTCACGATGTAATTTTCATGCAATTTCTGAACACACGAACGATACCGGACCATTGATTCACTGGCTCTTACTCCAGTAATGAAGGCAACATTGCCCTTCTTTCCCTGCATCGTGTAGTAGTCGGTCTGTTCAGGAAGAGAAACATCATGGGTAAGGCCAAAGTCCTCAGCAGTTATAGCCCACGGCGGTATGTCCCTAACAAGTCT